AGAGAGTTTTTTCATTTCAGCAGCATGATTATTTGGGCAAAGAACAGCCTCACACTATCGCGCACAGATTACCAAAGCCAACATGAACCTTGCCTTTATGGCTGGATGAAAAATGGAACGCACTCGTTTTATGGAGATCGAAAGCAGCTTAGTGTTTGGAGATTCGACAAAGAACGTGTTGAAGGCCACACAACGCCAAAGCCTGTTTCTCTGATTGAGAGAGCATTGCAAAATAGCAGCAAAGGTGGCGACATCATTTCCGACTTATTTGGAGGCAGCGGAAGTACCATGATTGCCTGCGAGAAGACCGGCCGGCAGGCGCGGCTGATGGAACTAGACCCCAAGTACTGCGACGTGATCGTCAAGCGTTGGCAGGCTTTCACGGGAAAAACAGCAGTTCACGCAGATAGCGGCAAACCTTTCGCAGAGGTGAAAAATGGATAAAACTGAAAAATCGGCACTAAAAAAGGTTGGACCAAATGGAGGGGCTAGAGAAGGCGCTGGGAGACCGGCGTTTGAGCCTACCGACGCCGAGCGTAAGCAGGTAGAAGCCCTATCGGGGTATGGCCTGCCATTCGAGCAGATCGCAGTTCTCGTGCGCGACGGTATAGATGCTGACACCCTGCGCAAATACTTCGGTAATGAGCTAATCTCAGGCAAGGCCAAGGCAAACGGCCAGATTGGGCAGACGCTTTTTCAGAAAGCCATGGGAGGCGATACAACGGCGATGATCTGGTGGAGTAAGACGCAGATGCGATGGGCGGAAACACAGAAGCACGAGGTCACTGGGGCAGATGGTGCGCCGTTAAAAGTGGAGACGGCTATTGATGTCGCTGGGCTGTCTGTTGCAGCCCTTGAAGAATTGGCGAATTTGCGCAAAAAGTAGACTGATGGGCGCGAGAACGAAGGGTAGTGTGCAACTTTATGAGGATTATCATGGGCATTTTAGCTAGATTATTTGGTTACGAAGGGAAGATTAGGGTTCAAGGGAGTACTGTTGACGGTAGAAGCTTTACTGGCTCTTTTCACATAGAAACCTATGGTCTAGATGAAGTCGAGTTGAAGCAAAAGCTAAAGCGCATTATCTATGTTGAAAAAGGTGTTCACGTGGCTGATTTGAGAATAGTGGCATACACGTAACAAGGTTGATTTGCGCGACAGTCTCAAAAAACACGGGGTTTTACCTGAATATAACCACTCAAGACCTAATTAACGCCGAACGGGAGCTGTGCAAACGCTCCCTAGCTGCATTTGCGCGCAGGGCTTGGCATGTTCTTGAGCCTACTACTGTGCTCAAGTGGGGTTGGGCGCTGGATGCTATTTGCTTGCACTTAGAGCACGTTACAAGCGGTGATATAACTAGGCTGCTGATGAACGTTCCGCCTGGCTCGATGAAGTCGCTACTCACTAGCGTAATCTGGCCGGCGTGGGAGTGGGGACCTAAAGGAATGCCGGCTATGCGTTTTGTTGGGACTGCACACGAAGAGGGCTTAGCAATCCGCGACTCTCGCCGATGCCGCGACCTGATCAAATCAGAGTGGTATCAGGAGCTATGGCCAATCGAGCTTAAGAGCGACCTAGACGGGAAACGGGAATTCGGCAACACGTCACAGGGAGTAAGGCAGGCTCGATCGTTCACAAGCATGACGGGCGTCCGTGGTGACCGCGTGATTCTCGATGACCCCATAAGCGCGGATGCAGCAAACAGCGCGGCCAAACTCGAAGCGGCAAAAGTCACATTTACCGAAACGCTACCGACTAGGGTCAACTCCGATAAATCAGCCATTGTGATAATTATGCAGCGGTTGAATGAATTAGACGTTAGCGGGGTGATTAAGTTAATGGGCCTGCCATACGTCCACCTGTTTATTCCAATGCGATACGACCCCACGAACCACTGCACAACATCTATTGGCTGGACAGACCCGCGCTCAGTTGAGGGTGACCTGATGTTCCCTGAGCGATTCAGTGAGCAACAAGTGCAAGAATTGGAGACGACGCTGGGAAGTTATGGGGCAGCGGGCCAGCTACAGCAGCGACCAGCGCCAAGGGGCGGCGGGCTAATCAAGACCGCATGGTTCAGATATTGGACGGTGCTGCCTGTATTGGAGTTCAGAGCAATTTTTGCCGATACAGCGATGAAGGACGACGAGAAAAACGATTATTCAGTGCTGCAGTGCTGGGGGCGGTCTATCGTTGGGCAGGCTGTGCTAATCGACCAGATTCGCGGAAAATGGGAAGCGCCGGAGCTAGTTACGCAGACCCGCGCATTTTGGCTGAAGCACCAAGCCAGCGATAGGTCCACACTCAGGGGTATGTATGTTGAGGACAAGGCGAGCGGCACAGGCCTAATCCAAACGCTCAGGCGAGAGGGTATAGCAATAATTCCTGTGCAGCGCAACAACGACAAATCCAGCCGGGCAGCAGACGCCGCTCCATTCATTGAGTCAGGCAACGTGCTACTTCCGGAAGATGCGCCATGGCTATCAGATTTCCTGAGCGAGATCGCCAGCTTCCCTAGTGGTGCCCATGATGACCAAGTTGACCCGATGTGCGACGCAATAAAGGCCATTCAGGCCGCACCAGCAGTTCAGCGAAAAGCGGTCGTTCCAATACCAACAATGAATCGCTGGTAGCAAAAACCGTCACCAACTGACAAATATTGTCACTTCTCAAAAAATAGTCCATAATTGACACAACTCCCCCAGTGTGCAGTTATGGCTATCCTTCAGTCTGAAAAGTACAAGCGCATTCACCGCGAAGGCGTACGCGAATTTGGCGAGGTGGAATCGACTTTGCGCGATGAGCGCCGCCAGTGCTTAGAGGACCGCCGGTTTTACACTATTGCTGGGGCTATGTGGGAAGGAAAGCTAGGCGAGCAGTTCGAGAACAAGCTCAAGCTGGAAATGAACAAGATTCAGCTTTCGATTTCTCGCATATTTAGCGAGTACCGAAACAACCGGATCACCGTTGATTTTATCAGCAAAGACGGAACCGAGAACGGCAAGTTGGCAGACACTTGCGACGGGCTTTACCGAGCTGACGAGCAGGATTCAACCGCTGATGAGGCTTACGACAATGCGTTCGAGGAGGCTGTAGGCGGTGGCTTCGGTGCGTACCGATTCCGTGCAGTGTACGAAGACGAAGAAGACGACGACAACGATCACCAGCGAATCCAGATAGAGCCTATCACCGACGCAGACACGTGCGTTTACTTCGACCTGCAAGCCAAACGCCAAAACAAATCCGACGCCACCAAGTGTTGGGTGCTCACGTCAATGACTCGTGACGCCTACATTGAAGAGTATGGTGATAATCCACAAAGCTGGCCAAAAGACATTAACGCGCTTGATTTCGACTGGTGCGCAGCCGATCTGGTTTATATCGCCGAGTATTACAAAGTTGAGCTAAAAGCGCAGACGGTTTACACCTATGAGGCCATTGACGGCACAGAGGAGAAATACACCGATGCGGATTTTGAGGAAGATGAAGGGCTTACGGACTATCTAAAGGCTGTCGGGACAAAGAAAGTTAGCGAGAAGAAGGTCAAAAAGCGCCGCGTCCATAAATACATTATGTCTGGCGGTGGCATCCTTGAAGACTGCGGACTAATAGCTGGGCCAAATATCCCAATTGTTCCAGTCTACGGCAAGCGCCTAGTCGTCGGCGGCGTTGAGCGTTGCATGGGCCACGTTCGGTATGCTAAAGACGCTGCCCGCCTAAAAAATATGCAAATCAGCAAACTCGGGGAAATTTCCGCACTTTCGAGCGTTGAGAAACCGATTTTCACGCCTGAGCAGATGTCCGGAAATCAGGACATGTGGGCCGAGGACAACATCAAAAACTACCCGTACATGCTGGTGAATCCGATCACCGACGCTAACGGCCAGACGCTACCCAGCGGGCCAATCGGATACACCCGATCACCTCAAATCCCCCCGGCAATGGCCGCGCTCCTGCAAATCACAGAGCAGGACATGGCCGAAATATTGGGCCGCGCAGATCAAGGCGAGAAGATAGCGGCGAACATTTCCGGCAAAGCTGTTGAGCTGATACAGAACAGCTTGGGGATGCAGACCTATATCCTCATCAGCAATTTTGCTAAAGGCATTCAGCGCGGCGGGCAAATTTGGCTTGGCATGGCTAAAGAGCTCTACGTTGAGCCGGGTCGCAAAATGAAAACCGTGGGCAATCAGGGCCAAATCAGTTCGGCTGAACTAATGCGCCCAGTTGCAACAGAAAAAGGCACTGAGCTAGAAAACGATTTAACACAAGCCACATTTGACGTTGTGTCAGAAGTCGGGCCCAGTTCGTCTAGTAAAAAATCCGGCACTGTAAAAAATCTGATCGAGATGATTCGCATAACGACAGACCCCGAAATTTCCTCAGTGCTGCAATCAATGGCAATGATGAACATGGAAGGTGAAGGGCTACAAGATACCCGCGATTTTTTCCGCCAGCGGCTCGTAAAAATGGGCGCAGTAAAACCGACTGACGAAGAGCGCGCGGAAATGGCTCAAGCGGCAGCGAACCAACCGCCAGATGCTAACGCGAAGCTTGCCGAATCACTCGCCAATGAAGCCGACGCAAACGCCGCCAAGGCCAGCGCGGACACCGTTGGTGTAATCGCCAAATCCGAATTAACGCACGCGCAAACTATCGAGACGCTAGCCGGGGTCGAGGTTAGCAAGCAAGACGCGGCGATCAAAATGGCTCAAGCGATACAAGGCGCGCAAGCACAGCAAGCAGCATTTACACCGGCACCCACTCAGCCGGTCACCATGAGTGAGACACCACAGGGTTAAGCATGATTGATGAAATTGCAGAACAAGCAAACGAAGAAATCGAGGAGCTAGGACAGGCGCCAGAAGTTGAGGCAATTGAACCAGTAGACGACGATGAGGACGTTATTCAGCTTGAAGGCGAGTCGCAACCGCCAGAAGACGATGATCACGAAAACGCACCACTATGGGTTAAAGAAGTACGCAAAACAAATAGAACTCTTTCACGTGAAAACCGCGAATTGCAACGCAAGTTAAGCGAACTTACAACCGAGACTAAGCCGGTTGCTTTGAGCGTTAAACCGTCGCTGGCCGCGTGCGAGTACGATGAGGATGACTATGAAGCGAAGCTGGCGCAATGGTATGCGGACAAAGCGCAAGCCGATGCAGCAGCAGAGCTTGAGCGTAAGGCAGCGGAAACGCAGCAGCAAGAATGGCAAGGGCAATTGAAACGCTACGCAGACGCAAAGGCAGCATTAAAAATGCGCGACTTTGAAGAAGCTGAGGCTGCTGTATTGGAAGCACTGAGCGTAACGCAGCAAGGCGTTGTGGTTCAAGCTGCGGATAATGCAGCAAATATTGTGGGCTATTTAGGCAAAAACCCAACAAAACTGGCCGAGCTGGCCGGAATCAAAAACCCTGTGGAATTCACCAAGGCAATCGTAAAACTAGAGGCTCGAATGACCGTGACAAAACGACAACCACCACCTCCACCTGAGAAGACAATAGCCGGGTCCGGCCGTGGCGTACAGTCCAACGATTCGAAACTCGAACAACTAATGGCAGAGGCCGACCGTACTGGCGACCGTACAAAAGTCGCAGCCTACCGCCGACAATTAAAATCAAATTAGGTAATTAACTCATGGCCAATCAATTTTCAAAAGAAGAAAAAATTATGTTCGATGATTCGCTGGCGTCCTTTCAGGACAGTCTAGCAATTTCGACCAACGTAACTATTAAAACCCTAGACCCACAAACAATGGAGCGGACAGGTAATGTAATGCGTTACCCGATGCCTTACATTGTCTCCAGCTTTGACGGGGCAGACCAAACCACTAACTTTAAAGCTCAAACCCAGTTAACTGTGCCGGTCACCATTGGTTACGACAAGTCGGTCCCTTGGTCGATGAGCGCCACTGAGCTTCGCGATGCTTTGCAAAACGAAAACCTCGGCAAGTCTGCCCGACAGAAATTAGCTTCAGACATTAACACTGCGGTGATGAATGTTGCGGCTTTACAAGGAACGCTATTTGTTAAGCGAAGTGCTGCTGCAGTCGGTTTTGATGACGTTGCGCAGTGCGATGCAGTTTTTAACGAGCAGGGAATTCCGTTCGAAGACCGTAAATTGTTCTTGAGCACACGCGACTACAACGGCATGGCTAATAACCTGCAAGTTTCCGCGCGTTCGTTTGGGAATAAAGTCAGTGAAGATGCACTGCGTCGTGGTTTGGTTGGGCAAGTGGCGAGCTTTGAAACCTACAAGTTAGATGTGGGTCGGCGTTTACCCGCGGCGGCAGGTGGTGGCAGTATAACCATGGATACCCGTGCGGCCGCTTTGAATTACTACGTGCCAGCGGCTACCAGCACAGCCACAACCACTGGTGAGACATCAAACGTCGATAACCGTTACCAGACTATTACGGTGAGCTCAACTACAAGCGTGGTAGCAGGCGATGCGTTTACTATCGCTGGTAGCAATGCTGTACACCATATTACCAAGGGTGATACAGGAGTGCTCAAAACGCACCGCGTTGTTAGCGTACCCAGCTCGACAACTTTGGTTATTTCTCCTCCATTGATCAGCAACCAAGGTGGATCGAATGCCGAGGCGCAATATCAAAACGTGATTGTGACCGAATCAGCAACCGCAGCAATTGTATTCCTTAACACCGTAGCGGCAAACGTGAACCCATTCTGGCATAAAGATGCAATACTGTTGATTCCGTCAAAACTGGCGGTGCCTAGTGATGCTGGTGCAGCTGTTATGCGGGGCACTACAGATCAGGGTGTTGAATTGGTGATGATTAAAGAATTCGACATTCAAACACGTTTGACCCGTTACCGTTTAGATACATCATTCGGGGTCGCTTGCGTACAACCGCAAATGGCCGGCATCATGATGTTCTCGCAAACCTAATAATCTGGGGGCTTAGGCCCCTGTATTTTCATACAGCACAGGAATTAAATTTATGTCTAGTTATCTTGTCGGCGCAGGCCGCGTACAAATCACAATCCCCGCTACAGAATCAGTGGCGGTTTATACTCAAGGGTCGGCACAAGTTTTTCGCGTGTCCGGTTTCGTCAACCAGCCTGATACTTTAACGCTTTTGGGAACAGTTAATAATACTCAAACCGTTTTTGGCTCATACACTACCGGCGCCACGCTTGTCATTGAAGCTATTGGCGGATTGCCGGTTTATTATGAAATCGGCACGGCTCCTATTGTTAAACAGACCCGCCTGAATAACCCGATCCAAGCAACCCCTGTTGCTGTGAACGTGACGGGTGCAGTAAGTGCGGCGGCGATTATTGGCGGAATTGTAACATCCACCACAGCGGCGGCAGTAGCAGGTACGGTTCCTACCGGAACTGTGATGGAAGCGACAAGTGATTGGGCAGCTTGCGAAGCTATTGAATGGACTGTAATCGCTACTGGTGCCAACGCCTTCACGGTAACAGCGGCGACAGGTCACACTATAGTAGGTAGCGCGGTAGTGGCCACCGCAACATCAGGACATTTCCGCACTGTACGCTCGGCTGCGAATACTTTTGTCACGTATCGACTAGCCTAAAAAACCATGCCCCCGTAACTGGGGGCTTTTATTTGGTGGCAATATGGAATTCCCTGCACTACTGTACAAATGCCCGGGCAATCACTTCGGCCCTGAAGGCACAACATATTCCAGCGCCAGAGTTTTGAATAATTCTGAGTGCGCACAACTATTGAAAGACGGTTGGCATGAAACTATGCCGGATGCGGTAAAAGCGTTTAAACTGAGTACTGAAAAACGCCCAAAGCTGGGTTTAACCAAGGGTTGAAATTATGGGCTGGACGAAACAACAATTGGTTGAGCAGGCGTTTGAAGAAATCGGCATGGCTAGCTATGTTTTCGACTTGCAAGTTGAACAGCTTCAGAGCGCCATGTACAAGCTAGATGCAATGATGGCCGAGTGGCACGCGTTCGGTGTTCGCTTGGGTTATCCAATATCATCTAGCCAATCAGACGCCAGCCTAAGCACGGACACTAGTGTTAAAAATTCTGCATTGCAGGCGATACGCACAAACCTCGCAATTCTGCTGGCGCCGTCCTACGGGAAAACCGTCAGCGTCGAAACGAAAATAGCCGCAAAAAACAGCTATAACACGCTATTGAGAATCGCAGCGCGGCCAATAGAGATGCAATTCCCCAGCACTACACCGCTCGGCGCTGGTGCTAAAAGTTACGATCAACCATTCATGCCGATACCTACAGAGCCACAGGTTGACGGGCAAAACTTCAGCATTTTTGAGTAATTATTATGTCCACAACTATTCCGGTCAGTACCAGCGTAACAGGATTACAGCCGTTATTTTATGATGCTGGGAATGATTACGTTGCCCGCACAGCAATGGCCACGCTCGTCACCTATTTGCAAAGCCAATTAACTGCGCCCGGTCTAACCCCGCAATATGCCGCGCCTTCGGTGTCTGGCACGGTGGTGACGGTTACAAATAGCAGCGCTAGCACTTGGCTAATACTCCAGCCGCTTGCCGGTTACGCTGCAATGACCATTACGCTGCCATTACTGGCAAACTGTATCGATGGGCAGGAGGTGTTAGTTAACTGCACTCAGGCGGTCACAACACTAACCATAAGCGGCAACGGATCAACCGTTGTTGGGGCGCCAACTACACTCACGGCAAACCTATTTTTCCGCCTTAGATTTAGCAAGCTCAACTCAACGTGGTATCGAGTCGGTTAATGCAAATTCCGATACTCAACGGCGTTTATTCCGACAGCGGATCTGATTTCCGCACGTCATACCCTGTGAATTTAATCCCTGTTCCGAAAGCGACGGGGATCAGTTCGGAGTATTTACGCCCAGCGGATGGCATTGTTTCAAACGGAACTGGAACAGGATTAAACCGTGGCGGGATAAATTGGAACGGCGTCTGCTATCGGGTGATCGGCACTAAATTGGTGAGCGTTTCTAGTGGTGGGGTAGTAACTACACTGGGCGATGTTGGCGGCGGTGGGTTAGTCACTTTTGATTATTCATTTGACAATCTGGCGGTATCGTCTGGTGGTCGGCTTTATTATTGGGACGGCTCGACACTGACGCAAAACGTTGACCCAGATTTAGGCACTGTGCTGGATTTTACTTGGATTGATAGCTACTACATGACCACGGACGGTGAATTTCTCGTCGTTAATGACCTAACCACAGATGCCAATGGCAACCTAATACCCGACTATCCGTCAATTAACCCGCTAAAATACGGATCATCGGAAATAGACCCAGACCCGATTGTTGCCGTTTTAAAACTACGCAATGAGGCCGTGGCAGTAAACCGGCACACAATAGAATTTTTTGACAATGTTGGTGGAAACCTATTCCCGTTCCAGCGTTTGGAGGGCGCGCAAATAACCAAGGGTGCCGTGGGCACTCATGC